TAGGTGTGACCTCTATGCAGATAGATCGCTGCTCTTGTAAATCGAGAAAATCTGTTCAGTTTTCTCAATTTACGGGCCCCATGTGCACCGCTTAACAGTGTCGCATGGGGAATACATCCCAATCCTCCATTCTCAATCCGCAAGAAGGGGTTACAAGGAAGATCTTTTAAGGAAGACTTTTGACTCATAGAGTCCTTGTAGCCGCGGAAGCGCCAGAATCTTTTCATCACAATGGGGAGTAACTTGTCAGGGAGCCTCTCGAGGCAATCCTGCAATATCCTTGCGTGTTGGAAAATATCTCGGGTCTGAGCCTCATGCGCAACATAGTGAATGTTGCCTGAGGGCCCGGCGGGCGAGAATGTAGGGTCCCTTAAGTTAAGTATTAAGGGACTGTAAACACCGCTTACTAATTCGATTTCTCCATCTCGTCGAAACAAGATGGAGCGGCTATTGAACTCACAAAAAACCTCAGAACAATAGTTCTTGTTGTTAGACAGTTTAAGTCCGGAAGAATTTATTAAATGTTTCCATTTAATATAATCATCTAGACGGTCTACGCCGAAGACTATGTCGTCGCCGTTTATAAAAACGGGGGCGGTTCGGAGTTTTAAATGAGGAAATGCCTGTAGGTAAAGGCATGCGTTGATAATGCATAGTAATGCAAAACTTAACGGATGACCCATCATCTGTCCATTGATGATGTCTACAGGTTCTTTAGCCTCGATTAGTGAGGCGCTAAAATCAACCTTCGTTTGAAGGGATTCTAGTGCTAACGCGCGGTCAGGCCATGGGTACTCGATTCGGTCCATGATTTTTTCAAGGACCAGTTGAGACCACTCTGGCGAGAACCGGTTAGTTGCGCCTTCAAAATCACCGCTGCATTTAAATCTGCTGCTGCTCAGTTTTTTGAACTTCGGCCAGTCTGTAAAGACTGAGGCCTGAGTGAAATTGAATACTGGGTGTCTGTGGATATGTTTCAGTAAGTGGTTTTGTAGGGGAGTTAGTAGTAGCGCGAGATCTGCGCTCATCTTTGTGATGGGTCGTAGCTTTCCGTTTGCTGCTACCGTAACTACTAACGCGTTGTGGTGTAAATCTGAATGAATCTCACTGGCATAATCTTCCAGTAGATTCGACACTTGAATTTGGGGGACATATATCGGGTAGACTTTTGTCTTCAACCGAGCATATCCTATGAATTCAGTTTGCAAAAGTGCAAGGAGGCCATAGTGCTTAACAATAAGGCTATGGGACAACCCCTCACTTCTTGTAAACTCGAATGAACCTCGATTCAATTGACGAGGTGGAGATCTAAAGTAAGTTGCTTTAGGAAAGATACCTTTAACAACTCTCTCAACGATATCCACGTCAAGATCAACTAGGCGTACGATTGGCTGAGTCAAAGTAGTTTGAAACTTTGTCTCTGCAGCATGTACTGCCATTACGGTTGATTTGTCAATTGATCGGGGCGCATATCCAAGTGTTTGAGCCATCTCTAGACGTCTTCGTCGGACATTGTTTGACGAACGATTGAGATAGAGATACTTATGTAGATTATATAAGTATCTTCTCGACTTCCCCGTAATAAACAACGGGGCTTTCGGGCTCTTCAGATCAGTCAGGAGCTCATGAGCATAGTCCTTTATCTCTTGAGTTGTTCTAGCGAGGATTTCATGTATTAAACCCTCCTGATCTAGAACTGTTGCCAATAACTTCGAGTAGTGGTGCTTCATGCCCCACAGCTCAAATGTTACCGAACAACACCTGACAAGGTCGCGTAATGAACTTAGCTCTTTGATGATATCACCAATAGCTAATATGCGACCCAACTTTCCGCCAGCGAGCTTAAACAACTCAGCTGTCCGTGTGGAGACAGATTTCTTAATCTTATCTCGCAACCTCTCCCGACATATCGAAGGGATTTGGAGCAGGATCTGATTCTGGAGTGACGTTAGACATTTCTTTCGTGCACCCGGAGAAGTTTGACCTTGAAGCTTGGAACCTTCAACGTCTACCCCACCTGGTACAGTATTAGATAACGC